CGCGTTTCGCGACGAAACTTTGGTGGCTAACCTGGCTGATCAACAAAGTCCGACCAAAACAAGATGACGCCGCACTCGAACCTGTCGCATACGATGATGAAGATGAAGAGTCAAATCAAGGCGACGCGAACATCAACCAAGCGTTGAATGTCGAAGAAGAAGATGTCGCTGGCAATGCGGCGCTCGAGGCGGCCATTGGCATCGTCGATTACTATGAAGCGACTGAGGCGCGAGTCAACAATTGCCTTAAAGCTGACCCTAACTGCACTAAAATCTTTGCAGATTTCCGTGGCGTTAAAAAGTACGAGAGTGGCGCTGCCTATAAACTTTTGGATTGCCTAACAGAAGAACAAGAAGAATTGTTTGCATTGGAAGGAAATGCTGTAACTGTCTGTGACATAGGTTGTGGACCTGGCGGTTGCACACAAGTCTTCTGTGAATATCCAGGCATCAATCGAGTCATCGCAATCAATGCCCCACATGAATATCCGGGGAGCGTTAAGATGCGATATATGAATCCCAAAATCGATTTGCGCCAAGTTGACGCAGCAACCTTGACGACACTTCCCGAGGCTGACTATTACTTTAGTGATATTCAGAACTTGCCAACGAACGTCGCGCTTGAATGGTTCGGGGCCGCCGATGACGAAAGACCAATCGCCATTAAAATTAATCATCTTGACGACAATTTAGCCTTGGCCCTCGGCGAGCGTGCCTGTATTCTGAAACCGCGTCGCAGCAATCGATACTCATCGGAGTTTTATCTCCTGAGTTATGAACACCCGCAGGCAACGACGCTACAACAATTCATCACCAATTGGGCGTTAGCTGTAGGTGATCTTGAAGCGCGTCGAATCCCAAATCCTTACCCAAGTGTCGACAATGAATTAGCTGGACGCGACACCCGAGTTCTTTCGGAGGCTTTTGAAACTATAACCCAAAAACAAAGACAAATACGTAGTGCTGTTCAATTGGCTGACATGCTCAAACGGGCCGGCGTTAATTTCACAATCAGCCAAAACAGACAAATCCTTCATGAAAATGACAAAGGACGCATTGGGCGTTATTGGGAAATCGACCTCGACCTCGGGTCAGTGACTTGCGTTGAAGATCAACCTGGGAAAAAGAAAGTGGAACAAGTCGCTGAAGAAGAAGAATTGACGTCAGATGACGATGATCTTGAGGTGGATAATGGTGCCGATGCTGAGCATGATGATTTTGACTACGAAGCCGCCAGACAAGAAAATTTGGTTTTCGAGGCAGCTGGGAGGGCTAATGCTGCTTTTGCTCCCGTTTGTCGCGAGAACTTTTCAGATTTCGAAATAGCTGTGATCGGTCCATTTTTTGAAGAATGCGCAAGATCTCTCGTCATAAGGTGGACGAGCTTACATCCGGTTGCGTTTTCACACTTTTTCGGGTTCGTGCGCGATCGAATGCAAGGCATAAACAACACGGCCGATCTCTACTCGACGTTTATGTTGCTTGGCGCGAAAAGACAACATTTCTTGCTGAGGGTCATACACCACATTTCTCAGAATGCCCTCTTTGTGCGTGTGCCGGGTCTTTGGTTTAAACTTTTCAGCTTTCTTCGTTGCGCAACACAAGCCGACAACATCACACACGTTATCCTGTCAGCCATTGCAGTCGGTATTGATTTCTACACTGGCCACAACTTCGCTAGCGCCGCGACGCACGCAATCTTTCTCACAGTCGGGTTTTTCGAGAATATCCGCGATTGCAAAATAAAAGATATCCCGGAAGTGGCTAGTATGGGCTATCTTTACACACATGTTTACCATCGCTTAATCCGCAATTTCATACCGGAAATCTTGAGATTTGATTTTTCATCTATCAAAACTAAATACGGCGCCATGGCGAAACAGTTGATTGATTCAGCACGGTTGATTAAGATTGAAGTCGCACCACCAAATTTCAGTAGTGAGGCTGAATTCGGCAAGTGGGTAGAAAGCGTCAACGCTACCATAATGGCAACGGTGGAAGCAAATATGTCAGCGGCAAATATGAATATTCCGTCCACGCCGGCTTTCGCGGGCTTTGAGCCCGTTAATGCAAACAACAAATTAGCTTGCCTTGTCGATTTCAATGGTGCACAGCCCGTCCAACCAATCACATTCGCGTCGCCTCAGCCAGTCCAACCAATAACTTTCGCAAGTGAGCAACCGACGTATTTTAAGGAGCCGCAACACGTGATTGTTGATGAAAATCCAGGTGAAAAGATCTTCGATATTTTAAAAGAACTTGCCGTGTTGGCCGTCAAAGAAGGCGAAACTTCTGCTTGGAAGATAACGAACAACAATAGCGCTCTCGAAGTGACTGGGGGTACGAGCGCGACGACTAGCGACGTGCGTATCATCGCGTGCACAGCCCAACTGCCAGTTGATGTCCAGAAGGCCATCAAACAAACAGCCGACGTCACGCTCGTGGGCACGAATTCGAATCCATTCGTGTCAATTTCGACAACAGCAGCAAAGTTACCCGTGCGTTTTGACCAACCAACCGGTGCTGTGGATGTGCGCGTCACTAACACCCCGCTTCCAGTCACCGGACTTAGTTCAACGAATGGCGTCTTGCGTTGTGTGGCCAATTTTACGCTGTTGAGATATGAACCATACGGGATCGCCACTTACTTTTGGGGCATTTTTCGCACGAGTGAAAACTACGGCGTGGCTAATGAAACAATCGATGCCGCGTTGCGACGATTGGGTTTTACCGGGTCGGACGGAAAAGCTATCGTTGATTTTACGATGCGCTTCAAAGCAAACCACGTGGGCTTTTCCGATGACAATGCAGCACGAAAACCCTATGCGACGATTGAGAGAATGTCTTTCCTATATCAAGGTAGCTCGGATTATGCCAACCCGATCCTAAAAGTCAGTGTCGGACAGATCCCTAAAGACGTATTGAGCCTAGGTGGAAATGGCCCGCTGTCGGTGCTCTGCGCCGGCAACCAAACAACTTTCTACAATCGCAACAATTGCGAGTTGATCGTTGAATGTGAACGACTGTGACTAGATAAAAGCTTTGGGGTTTTAGTAAATAGTAAATCGTTAATAACAATAGTTTCAAAAACAGTGGGTTTGGGTATTAACTTCATCACAAAAATGGGACGCAGGACAATCAAACTTGGGAGGAGAAGCAATGCACTTGGCCAGGGACGGGGTCTGCGGTCAGCGTTTAAAGCGAGGGCGTTGTTGAATGAAAAGCACACCGCTGTGGTTTCCCTTCCTTTTATTCCGGATTCAAATGACCCGATCGTCGAGGGTTCAACCAACACGATGCAAGCGTTCCGCTTGACGACCGATGACTTGTTTAGCTATGCACCGCGTATTGGTGACGCGCTCAAATACAACAACGCGCGTCTCATAATGTGTATGATTTCTTCAGTGGCATCAGCTAGCTTGTCGACGGTTGGTAATCATGCCGCTTGGGCCCTCTTCGATCAACAATATGCATCTTGGCCTGAAACTGGTTCAACCGCTGAAAATGATGCCGCGATCGAGACCGTGTTGACGGTCATGCAGCAAACGGGACAATTTAAACTAGGTAGTGCGACGACGAGGCTGGAATTCCCTGTATCAATTCCTCGCAACATTAAATCATTCAATTTCCAGGACGTCGAGCCAGTCGCTGAAGGAGATGTTTATGATCCGACGACTGTAATGAAGATCGTTCGCATCTTCCCGAAAGGCGCGCCGCCCGTAACGAA